TTGCGCAACTCACGCAAAGTCTCTTCCAGTCCTTTGACCGTGACTTTGGTGGATGCGGACATTATTTACCTTCGACGATGTGGTGCCACAGCGTTGCCACCAGCATCGGTGGCATCAACTGCAATTCGGAATAGGGGATGCCCGAACGGATTAGGGCTGCGATGTAGGCGTGATAGCCATCTCGCCAAAAGGGACGCGCTCCACCTCGTAACCAACAGCCTTCACGGACTTGGCGTACTCATCAAGCGACGCGGGAACAATCGTCCCGGTCTGCTTTGTAGCAAGCCAAGACAGCCGGAGAAGGATTGCCTGTGACAATTTATTGTCCACGGCATCAATGAGCGAGACCTTTTCGATTTGCTCAAACTCCAACTGTGCGGACATAGACAGTTCAATTTTGTCTGTCGTGCCGTCCGTGCGGGCTGTGGTTACATGAAGTAGAAACATGAAGCCAGTCTACGAGGTGGCCTTGACCAGACCGCCCGTAACCACAATCTGCTGCGTGGCAAGATCGCCAACTGCACCGTTCACGGGCTGCGACGCTGCCAAGAACCCGGTGATGGTGTAGGACGGATTCGTAGCGGAAACTGCGCCGCTGGTCGGCTTCACGACAACGGTGGTGTTCGTTCCGACGAGCGGGAAAATGGTGGCCTCAACCTGCGACGATGCGTAGTCCTGATTCATGGTCAGGGTAACCGTCGAGTTTTGCAAGCCTGCTGCGAACGCGCGGGCGGTGTTGCCCATCGCATCGGCGGGGACAGCCTCAATCTGATAGTCGACGGTGACTGACTGCACATACGACGACAGCGAAACGGAATTGACGGTGACGCTAGCGTCCTTCAAAACGAGAATAGCCATGGTTATTCCTCATCCTTCTTTTTGGGGGTGGTGTTCTTGATGATGTGGCCGCCCTCAATAAGAGCAGCGATGTTGATGCCTTCCAGATCCTCTTCGGTGAGAATGTCACCGGGGGCGTGGTCAGCAAGATTTTCGGAGATGACTTTGTAAGACATTGGTTCCTTATGCTTGTGCCGGATAAACAGCGTTGATGGTAAGACAGGGCATATCGTTGCCGTTGATGTTGTAGGAACCGGGCGTGACCGATGTAGCAGGAACAGCCTGCAAAACAAGTCCAGCCATGTCGTTCAGGGTTCGCATAGCGCGATAGTCCCCTGGCGGTGGGCAGATACAGACCACGGGAAACTCACACAGCAACTGCTTACCGCTAATCGATGAGATGTTGCCCGATGAAGGTTCCACCACAACCGATCCCGGCTGCGCCGCCTTGTTTGTCGTGGCGACAGTCAAACCAGCGGCCTGCAACGCAGCAATAACCGCGTCGTAGGAATTATTTAGCGCACCCATTACCCGACCTGCGGACGGCCTACGCCAAGCAGCTGCAAGATTCGCCCGAGGTTGACAGGACGGTCAAACTGTCCGTAAGCCTCGTATCCGGGCATACTGTCGCCACTGGTGCCACGCTCGCGGTACAGGTTCACGGCATAAAGCCCCGTCCCCATACGAACATCAGCGCCGCCTGCATAACCGGGGTGCGGGTTATAGCCCGCTTCCGCACGCTTACGAAACGCCCAATCTTGTGCGCCTTGCACACACTCTTCAAGCATTGTCGCATCGTCCCCGGTCGGGGTGTACCCCAACAGGGTTTCAACATACGCAGCATCGATCCACTTGATTTGCAAATGGAAATTAGCGGTAGCCGCTTGGCTTGTAACGGTGGTGTTGGCGTGGGTGTACGAAATGGTTTTGTTGGTTTCGTCAACCGCTGTGATGGTGACATTGGCTGTATTCCAAGCCGTTGTCATAAACCCATCAACATCGCCTTTCATGCCGACAAGGATTCCCTCAACATCGGAGAGCGTCAGCACCCATGCGCCAGCCGTCGCAACCACATGGGTAACGGGCTTATTGATGGCGATAGGCACTGACACTCTCCTTAGTTAGCAACGAATCAGACGATGGCAGCCTTGACGAACTTGCTTGCGTCAAGCATGAGCGTCGCAAAGTAGCCGCGGAACTTGATGTAACGCGACAGCGAACCATCAGCAGCCTCGACGCTGAGTGCGCCCTTCTGTTGCTCGTAAATCTCAAAGCCGGACGGATCGCCCACAATGAGGGTGTTCGCAGCAAAGTTGCGGTCAACGACAACGGTGAGACCGAAAGCGTTAGCGGCCGTGGTGGACGGGGACGCCGAACCAAATGCGTTCATCGGGCCGACCTCGGGGAACAGCGGACGCTTGCTGGTGTCCGACAGGCGACCAAGCCTGCGCCACATCAGCGGATCAAGGAAGATGTGCGTCGGCAGGTTGCCGTTGGACGAGGTGAGAATGGACGACGCTGCTGCGTACACCCAATCTGCCCAAGTTGCCGGATCGTCGTAGTTTGCATCATCAAAGTTGATGGTGTTGGTTGAACCGGACGCAAGTGCGTCAGCAGCAACATTGTCGGTCTCGTTTGCGTAGATACGCGCCATGTCGTCAAGCAGCAGGCCGAGCACCTCGGGCTGCGTCCAGTCCATGTCCTCTTCGGACAACTTGACATAACCGCCATAGACACCCTTGGTGACAACCTCTTCATCGATGATGAACTGTCCAGCGTCAAGCGCGACATTTTCGCCGTTGGATGCACCGATGGTGGCGTGTGTTTGCACAAACGGGCGGCGGAACTGCTTGCCGCCCTGCGGAAGAGCGCGAACCCCACAGGCATCGATGACAGGGCGCAGGCCGCGGAAATTGTTGTAGACACTTCCGACAATGGGATCCGGCAAAATTCCGATGGAATCATTGGTGGTCACATCAGGGGCGGCGGCACGCAAACGAGCGTTGAACTCTGCGAACTCGGCACCACCAGCAAGCATCTTGCCGATGTATTCCGACGCGGAAGGCATCACGAACGGACGCGCAGCAGCAGCCACAAGGGGGGCGGTGGGGACGGTTGCCGGGGCCGCAGCCTCAACAGGGGTAATTTCTTCGGACACGATTTCCTCCTCAGGATTGTCCTCGGTGGGGGATTCGTCAGCGTCAGGTTCAGACGCGGCGATTTCGGTAATGACTGCATCACGGAACGCAGGCATAGCGACAAGGCTGATCTCGGCAATAGAAGCACGGGTTACGCGCATCACACCATCAGCATCAATAATGAACTTTTCGGGCATGGCCCCGATAGAAACGCTGTCATATGCACCAGCCTTGACAAGTTCCACAGCGTCATTCGCTGCGGCAGTGCGCGCAAACTTTGCGGTGAACAGCAGCCCCTCTTCTGCGTCAGCCAGTTCGGTGACCGTGCCACGCAACTGCGTCAGATCATGGTTTTCCAGCAACTTCGGTGCCTTCTGCGACACATCAAACGCGCCACGAGAAAAAGCAACCTTCGTTCCATCGGACACTGTTGCAACGGTGTCCCACGGAACAGCAACACCCGTGATGGTGCGCGGCGAATCCTCACCAGCAGCAGCATCAAGCGTCACAGGGACAGCGGTAAACTCAATTTTCACGCGGGAACCTCATTAGTGGTGGACTGGCTAGACGGTGCAGCCAGTTCGTTTTCCGTCAAATAATCCGACACATTGAATTCGACATAACGCCCACGGGGAAGAATGGCGGGGCCGGACAAGGTTTGTTCAATGCAGTCCAGATACAACTTCGCACCGAACAGGTACAGATCCTGACGGGCTTGCTGCGCGTTCTGATAGGTCATGCCACCAGTCGGGATGCCAACCAAATACGCGGGGATGTTTGCCAAGCGCGACAGTTCAAGAGACTGATATTGGCGGGACGAGTCAAGCACTTCGGCAGGGGCGTTCTGAAACTCTTTGAACTCAACCCAATCGTTCAGTGCGCCGATGGCGTTCACCTTTCGAGCCGCAGCCCACGCAGTAGCCAGATCGGTCAACTGGTCGCCGTCCATGGTCTCGCCGCCCTTTTGCTGCAAGTAACCGGGCACGGTTTCAAGGGTTGCAAGGCGATCCGCAGCGGCGTCCTGATGCAACGCGATGCTGATGGCGCGCTGTCCTTGCCACAGCAAACCCATAACGGGACTGATGAACTGCACGACATTCTCGTACGGCACTTGTACGCCGTTGAACTCAACTTGGTTCGACGGTTGGAAATACTGCGGGCCCGCCTGATCGGGTGTGGAAATATTTGCGACCGGAAGCCATTGGAACGACGAGGGATAGCCGTTGGCGTAGCGGCTGGTCACATACCAGAACGCACGCCCGTAAAAGAACAAATCCGAAAAAGTGTTAGAAAGGATGAAGTTTCTAGTTACTTTCGGATCGGGCAAGTCCATCCAAGTTTCAAGTTCCAGATATTTCTCGGTGTATCCAGCACCGTCCCAAACCTTTTGGTAGTGCTTGAACTCCAACGCGCCAACCATTGACGCAATCAGGTCACGGCTGCGCGAGATGGTCGGGATGGTCAGGGCTTGCAGCTCTGCGCCGCCCACGGTGTAAGAATAGACCTGACCGATGCCTGCGGACGCGCCAGCAGCGGCCCTAATCGGGGCCGCACCGAATGAAGGTTCTAGGACTTTCTCGCGGGAGAATATACCCATGTGATTGACACTATACAGGTAGCGTAATCATAATTTGGTAATTTATTTTGCGAACCCCATCGCCGCTCCCGACTTAGGTTGTGGCTTGCCTTCAAGAGCAGCCGCCCAAATCATCGCCCTACACAATTCGATAGGCCCACGGGAACGAGCAGTAGACACAGCAAGATTCCCGCCATGTTTGCTGAGAACAGCGCAAGTTACCTGTTCCACCAATATCGGTTCGTTAGTGTGATGAATCTGGTTCTGGCGAATCATCCCTAGCACCAGCGTTGTCCACCGTTGGATTTCCCGCGCCCCAACAATCGTCACCTTCCCCTTCAACGATGCCGGAAGGTGCAAGTCAAGTGATCCGGCGACAGCAAGCCTGATCCCGCGATGCTTGGAACGGTAATTGTCAACTTCATTCCACAATTCCCTAAGAGTCGGCACAATGAAGGCCACCGTGACATGAACTTCCCCGCCAACGGTCGCAGCTCGTACCCCTACGAACTGGCTGTCGTCGTGGGACGCTTCAATAGCCAAGGTGCCGGGTGTCCCAGGCATTTCCGTCAGATCACCCAGCGATTCCCACAGGCCCGGTTCCAGCCATGATGACGCTGACTGGGTGGACACATTAGCCACGCCACGAATGAACGCCGAACGCTCTTCCGGCTTTCGGGCCTGTCGTGCCTCTTCCATCAACTCTTCCACCGTGAAAGTCGGCCCCAAACGCGGATTAGACCAATACCAAGCGTCCGGGTTCATTGGATCCATCTCGGGCGGCGGGCTGAACTCAGCAAAATACAAGTTCCCGGTGCGGCCCATTGAGATATCCGCCATCCCGGCTTCACGCATACCAATCATCACCTCTGAATCCGCTGTGCCTGCTGTTGACCAGCACGACAGCAACGCCCCCGGTCTGCCGCGCATCGTCGGAATCAAAGCATCGTTCACCACCACCGGAGACACAGACCAGATCTCGTCAATGACACACAAGTCAATTCCAAGGCCGTGACCGATCCCCGGCATAGCCGCCCTAGCAATCCAGCGGGAACCATCAGGCATCCGGGCTTCCTGCCGCCCATAAGACTTGGTCAGAACAGCCCCAAAGTGTTCTTCAAGAATCGGCCCCAACTCGCGGAACAGATCGGAAGCCAAATCCAGTTTGTGCGCCGTAGTCAGCACCGTTTGTGGTTCTCCACGCAGCTGCGGCATTCGCACCAGCCACCACGCCACCAAACACTTCAAAGCCACAGTCTTACCCTGCCGACGAGCCACCGACACCAGCGACCGACGAAACATCGGTGACTCATCAGCCTTCAAAGCCAACTGATCCCCAAGAACAACCTGCTGCCACTCCTGCAAATCAAGCCCCAACGCCGACCTAGAGAACTCAACCAAATCCCCCAACAAACGCCGATCACCACCATCCGCGTTCACCCGCAATCTTGGATACTGCTCGCCTTTCCGCGCCGATCCGTCCGAAACCGTTGCAATCATTGGTTCAGAGAGAGAAACGGGAACT